GAGTTAGTAAATGGCATTTGATTACAGCAAATTGAGAGGAAAGATTGTTGAAAAATATGGTAGTCAGTCTGCATTTGTAAGGGCTTTTGGAACATCAGAAAATACTTTTTCACTGAAAATGAATAATAAAGTAAGGTTTACATCTGATGACATTGTTAAAATTTCAAAGATGCTCGATATTCCAGAAGGGAAGATTGGCTTATATTTTTTTAGTCAAAAAGTTTAAAAAAACTAAACTAATGGTGGGAATATGAACAAATCAGAATTTATGACACAGCAGGAAAGAGAAGCGTATCGCATCGGATATGAACGTGGAAAACAGGAAGGTCTTAAGAAAGCGTCACTGCTCATTCAGTTGGTGGCATTAGATAGTAACGATTTTAAGGAGAGTATTCTCCAGAACAGCAAAGAAGCTGTTGAGTTGAGAAAAATTTTTATAGAGAAAGGTGAATAACATGAGTGATTTAATTAACATTGACATGGAAAACCAGACAGTTTCAGCAAGAGAGTTACATGAAAAATTGAATATTGGAACAGCATTTAAGGATTGGTTTCCGAGAATGGCTGAGTATGGATTCGTAGAAGGCACGGATTTCAACATGCTCAAAATTGAGCGGGTTCAAATGGAAGGAAGTAGAGAAGTGAGGCGAGAGGTTACAGATTATAACATTTCTGTTGATATGGCAAAACAGATTTGCATGATTCAGAGAACACCAGAAGGCAAAGCCGTGCGTCAGTATCTTATCGATTTAGAGAAGGCATGGAATACACCGGAACAGGTATTTGCTAGAGCGTTAAGGATGGCAGATCAGACAATCAGCAGCTTAAAAGATAGATGCAAATTTCTCGGTGGACAGGTTGTGGAACAGCAGAAGGTTATTGAACAGTTAGAGCCTAAAGCATCATATTACGATCTGATTCTCCAGTGTAAAGATCTTATTGCGACAACTGTTATTGCTAAAGATTATGGCATGTCAGCAAAGAAGTTTAATTCTATGCTTCATGATATGGGAATTCAATATAAACAGGGAGATATATGGGTACTGTATTCCAAATATCAGGGACAGGGATATTTGAAAGCAAAAACGCACAACTATGCAGATGGAAATGGAGTGCAACATTCGAAAGAACATGCATATTGGACGCAGAAGGGAAGGCTGTTCCTTTATGATCTTCTTAAGCAAGAAGGTATTTTACCACTGATAGAGAGGGAATATGTGGCTTGATTTTTAATAACAGAAAGGAGATGAGAGAGTGTGGATTTCAAGAAAAAGATGGAAGGTGCTTGAAAAAAGAATTGCTGACCTTGAAAAGCAAGTTCAAAGCCAGCAGAAAAAAGTAGATGCCATTTGTGATTTCCGGCTAGAAAGACAAAAATTACTTTCTAAAGCTGGTCCGAAGCATCATTGGGATTAGCAAAACCTATTCTTCTTGCGGGTTTAGTTTTATCTTCACGTTCAACAGATGTGAGTAAGAAATTGAGTTGGCTGTATCACAAATGGAAGATTCAGAAAATTAAGAACCGCGTACAGGCACAGTTAATAACATATTAACAGGAGGTGGGCTTATGGCAAGATATCCAAAGAAAGCTACATATAGAACCTTTGTGATCGATTCTAAAACCGGTGAATGGAAACAAATTGATCCCAAGGATATACCTCAGAACAAAATTGATGAGTTGTGTGACAAGTTTGCGCTTGGCGCAGGTTATAAGCGCGTAGAGTAGCCACTGCGGTGGCTGTGCGGACAAGCTATAAAGGAGAAAACATGAAACAAAGAGCTTTTGAAATAGGAGTCGCAATTATGATGTTTGGTGCAACTGCGATGGACTCGGAAGGAGTTGGCTGGATAATTGCCGCAGGAATGGTAATTGCTGGCGCGGTGATCGCACATGTGGCATACACACTCGAGAGAGTGGAAAAAGAGCGGAAGGAAACCGAGCGTCGCATACAGCAGCTACGGAAAGCCAGTTGAAAGGAGAAAAATGCACATCAGTGAAATAAAGCGTATGTATCTGCAATATCCGAATGAAGCTTCGAATCTCACGTACCCGCGAAAGGAAAAGAAAAATGATGGGGATTTCAAGGAAGTGTTGGATGTGGAAATAAAAAAGATGGAATCAGCCGACCAAAGCAATGATTCCATCTAATTGGGGGGTTGTTTCTCTCTCGGGAAACAAAAGAAAAATAAGCATTAAAATGCTATGCTATTATTTTACAAAAAATATATTTAATGTGCAAGTGGAAAATATGAATTTAAGTCAGATTGAATCCCTTGTAAGTGCGTATTTGCACTGCAAGGATGCAGAAAAGATTCTGAATAATGCAGGATCATTTATTTACACAGAGGCAGCGTGTCCACTTATGGACGAACCGATGGAGCAGATCTATGCGGTGCTGATAGACGGGCAGGATGATGAGACAGCGGACTGGATCTATGATCTGCTGCAAAAAGGTGAAGCAAAGGCAATCTATGATCTGCTGCAGGAAGGAGCCGACAATGGAAACGATCCCAGATAATTATGATTTCTTCCGGATGCATGAGGATGAGCAGGACAAATGGCTGGAACAACGGCCGGTGTGTGTCTGCTGCGGTGATCATATTCAGGATGATTATTGTTATGACGTTGGCGGAGAAATCTACTGTGAAGATTGTATGGTTTCATGCTTCCGGAAGGTGGTGTGATGTATTACAGACCCTGCCCCTATTGTGGGGCACATCTTGATCCGGGTGAATCATGTGACTGCCTGGAAAAGAAAAAGGAGAACAATAAAAACATCCTTGCAGCATATAGAAGTGGCAGTGATGGACAGATGGAAATGAAGTTGGAGGATATGATGTATGGCACTTAAATCGTGGGAAGAAATGCGCAAAATTGACGTAACTCCATATTGCCAGGAACGGGATGGAATGACGTATCTCAATTGGGCAAAATGTATTGATTTGCTGCATGAGAATGGTGCAAAGAAAGTTTACTGGGTGCCGATTCCGGATGAGGGAACGGGAAGTTCTTTGCGTATGGTTTCAAAAGATTTCACAGATAGCAAAGGAAATACAAACCGATGCTATGAGACACGGATACATGTCGTTATTGATGAAAATGAGTATGAAATGCAGTCACCGGTGATGAATGGCTCCAATCCGGTCAAGGATAATTCCATGAGCCAGCAGAGGGTATGGAACAGTATGTGCCGGTCCTTTGTAAAGTGTGTGGCAATTCATACGGGGCTTGGATTTAACCTGTGGCTCAAAGAAGAAATGCAGCCGTTTAACAACATCATTCCGAGGAATGAGGAGAAGCCGAGCCCGGCAAATATTAAGATCCTGAAAGACCTGTGCCTCAAACATAAGGTGAATCTTGAATACTGGATCACGAGCAACGGAAAGACTTGGGACAGTTTATCAGCAGAAGATGTTGGTACAATGCTGAACAGTCTGAAATCGAAGTATGGTGATGACTGATGTATACGATGGTAGATGTGAAGCAGTACCGGGAAAACAGCGATGGAACAGATCTTGTTGTTTCCGTTCCGGGAATGAAACTTGGGGGGCTGCTCCAGAGAAAGAAGATCAAGAATGCAGAGATCCGCTTTGATGATGGGCGGCATATCTCTGCGGAGCAGAGGAAGAAAGCATATGCAACGATCCGGGATATTGCAGACTGGACAGGCTATCCACCGGAAGAAATGAAGGAACGGATGAAGTATGAGCATATGATCCGTACAGGAGATCCTTATTTCAGCCTTTCTAACTGTTCGATGGATACCGCGCGGGAGTTTATCAATACGATCTTGGAATTTGCTTTAGAGTGGGGAATCCCACTTTCAGACAATGCGATTGACCGGACGGATGATATCGGGCGGTATCTGTATTACTGCCTAATGCATAAAAAGTGTGCCATCTGCGGCAAGGATGGGGAAATCCATCATGAAGATGCAATCGGTATGGGAAATAACCGCCGGAAGGTGGATGATTCGGGTTATAAGAAGATCTGCCTGTGCAGGGAGCACCATACGATTGCTCACCAGATGGGAGTGATCCGGTTCCGGCAGATGTATAAGGTGTATGGAATTGTTGTGAAGGCGGAATGAAAATGACATTTGAAAGGTGGCGAGAAGTGCTGATTCGGGAGGTGGAGTGATTGGATGGCAACTACATAAAGCTGAGCCGCGGGCTACTGGAATGGGAATGGTACACAGATATCAATACAACCCGGCTGTTTATCCATATGCTTCTGAAAGCCAACTGGAAGGATGGAAATTTCAAAGGGACAACGGTTCCACGTGGATCGTTTGTCTCATCCATCGGGAAGCTGTCGGGCGAAACAGGGCTTACGGAGCGCGAAATCCGCACCGCAATTTCACATCTGAAAAAGACAGGCGAAGTGACAAGCAAAACGACAAACAAATTTACTGTATTTACAGTGGTTAAGTACGATTTGTACCAGACAACCGACAAGCAAAATGACAGGCAACCGACAGGCAACCGACATTCTAACGACATTCAAACGACAACAATAGAAGAAAAGAAAGAAGGGAAGAAGGAAAGAAACACACCCCCTATATCCCCCGTGGAACGGTTTGCAGATTTTGCCGCAGCCTATCCGAAAACCTGCATTGGTTATCTGGCAGAGACGGAATACTGCAATGCGGTTGATGCCGGAGTGTCGGAAGCTGGCCTGATTGCAGCGGCAGAGAATTATGCTATTGCCTGCCAGCGGAAAAAGACACCAGCCCGGTACATCAAGAACCCGGAGAACTTTTTGAAAGAAAACCTGTTTATGCAATACCTGGAAGGAGTGGATGATGGACCAGCAGATGAAAAACATGATCAACGAAATACTGGAGCGCGTGAAAAAGCGCTCAACGAACTGCTTGAAGAACGCGGATGTTCCGGATGTTTCGAAGGGTTCTGATGTGTGCCCAGTCTGCAAGGGCAGCGAATGGATTCTGACCGAAAAGGACGGTATTGAAACAGCCGTGCCGTGTAAGTGCCGGGAGCGTGCGATCATGTTGCGGCGGCTGCGGTTTGCGGATATCCCGGAAGCATTCAGGGGAATGGAACTGAAAACATTTCGGATGGATGTGTACCGGGAGCGGGACAGCAGGAAGAAAGTGTCGGATGCCTGCCGGATCATAAAAGCGTACCTCGGGGATTTTGAGAACCAGAGGGAGCAGGGGATGGGACTGTTTATCTGGTCCCGGACAAAGGGCAGTGGGAAAACAAGGATTGCGGCAGGGATTGCAAACGAGCTGATGAAAAGCTACGCAGTCAAATTTGCGGTATCACTGACCATCCTGCAGGAAATCAAGAATACATGGCGGCGGGACGCGGAATACAGTGAGAGCCGTTTGCTGGATGCACTCTGCACCACAGATATCCTGGTCATTGATGATTTCGGAGTGGAACGGCCGGCAGACTGGATCAATGACAAGCTGTACCAGATCATCAATGAGCGTTATATAAACCGGAAAGTGACGATTTTCACAAGTAATGAATCTCTGGAAACGCTGCAGTATGATGACCGCATCACGAACCGGATCAAGGAGCGAACCTACCAGATCGCATTCCCGGAAGAAAGCGTGCGGGATCATATCGCAGAGCTGCATCAGGAGGACATGATCCGGAAGCTGATGGACGGTTGAAACACCAGCGAAAGCAAAAGAAACCATTGCGAGTTCGAAAGGCATGGAGAACCATACAAGTCAATTTATAACCTTGACACAGATAACGAAGAGGAAATACACGATAGTTATGGAGATTTACTTAGCTGGCTTAAGGCAGAAAGCGAGGAATAGGCATGGAGAGATTAACAGAACGGACAGCGGATGGAATCTTAGTAAAAGAGAATTACGAGAAAGAAACATTAAAAACCTTGTATCAGTGCTATGGCGAAAATCCTAATTCATATTATTCCAACTGTGAAGAAGGTTATTGCGCAATGGAGAAGTTAGCGGATTACGAGGACTTAGAGGAACAGGGATTGCTTCTGCGGTTGCCAATCAGTGAAGATGCACCAGTGTATTCCATCGAGTATTGTTGCGGAAAAAACAAAAGTAATCGGTCTGGAATGTGTTTTAGAGGATTTTGCGAGAATTGTAGTGATAAGGCGTACTACATACGTGAAAGCGTAGCTAAACAATGCAGCATTTGCGAAATTAATAAATCGGTATTCTTTACTCGTGAGGAAGCAGAAGCCAAGCTGAAAGAAATGGAGGAAAATCAATGATTAAAGGAAAGAAAGTAGTAATGAACGACAAATACTATGTGTCAGAGAAAAATAAAGGCAAGATTTTTGAAGTTACAAGTGAGCCGTATAGTGTATGCGGAACCGTAGTTGTAAAGCTGAAAGGCTTAAGCGGCTGTTATGCGTTGGATGGATTAGACGAGGTGAAGGATGGAAAATAGATACTTATCCCGTGGAAAGCGGATTGATAATGGCGAATGGGTGGAAGGATTTCCATTTCTTGTAAATGATGTTTCGTATATCTTGCCGCATCACAATACAGGGCAGCCAATACACGTAGATAATTTGTTAAGTACATCCGTTGAGGTCTCGAAAGACACCATCTGCCGGTGCACTGGACGGACAGATCGAGATGAGAAATTGATATTTGAACACGATGTAATTGCTTATCTTGACACATATAGCACAGAAAGCGGATATGCAGAAGCAGATTGTGCCGGTGAAGTTGTGTGGGATGAAGAAACATTGTCTTTCCAAGTGACAAACAGATTATCTGCTGAAAGCTGGGAAGTCCTTGGCGGGGAATGTAAAGTGCTTGGAAATGCGATTGAACATCCGGAATTGTTGGAGGTGTAGGATGACATATCTCGTATACATGAATTACATGATGCTTGTTTTTATGTGCGACTATATGCAAATCCTTCCAAGTGAATTTATAGGAATCTTGATTATTTTGGGTTATGTGGCACTAGCCGTACACATTTTTTTGAAGGGCAAAAGAAAGGAGAAAGGAGAATGAGCGAAGAACTTAAACCATGCCCGTTTTGTGGTTGCCATGATCGCAGAGTAGGCGTGAGAAAAATGGGAAACAAAGGATATAGGATTATATGCGGTAAATGTGGATGTGCTGGTCCGTATGTAAAAATTAAAGAATTTCCTAACAAGATGGACGCGCAGGGAAAAGCAAAGGAAACATGGAACAGGAGGGTAAAGATCGAGATTGTGAAAGGAGTGTGAGATATGTCAAAAGCAGTGTTGGTAATGAATATGCCGGAACAGGTATGCCAGAAATGCACATTGTGCTATGAGACAGAGGATGACGAATATCTGTGCTGTGCGACAGGAAAACTTGTACCAGACGGAGAAAAACCGGATTGGTGTCCGCTCCGAGAATTACCGAAACATCGCCGCACGATCGGAAATGTAAGTGAAGGGGAAAAATTGTTAATGAACGCGGGGTTTAACGATTGCTTAGATGAAATTTTAAAATAAATCGAAAGGAGTAAGAGGTTTGCTGGCCGGCGTGAAAGAGCTCTTTACTCCAAAAACAAATGGAATCAGTAAAAGATAGGATGAAGCGGCTGGGAACTTATGAGAAGATCGCTTCGTTCATGCAGAAAGAAAAGCAGGATTATGCTTTCAAGCGTAAGTATGCGCAGATCAGAGCAGAAGAGTTTCAATCAGAATGTGATCGTAGAGAATTGAACTGCCATGTATCAGTTGGAGGTTTGGACAGCATCATATTGTATATGTTCCTTCATGAAGTGTGTCATATCGATGTACCAGGTGTATCAGCATCTACACTCGAGGATGCAAGCATTCAAAGAGTACATAAGGCAATAGGAATTATAAATGTGCCACCGCTCATGCGGGATGATGGTACACGATGGACAAAGCCAAAGGTTATACGGGAGTTTGGCTTTCCGGTCATATCCAAGGAGATTGCAGGAAAAATCGAGTTGCTGCAGAATCCAACCGAGAAGAATAAGACAGTCAGACACGCGATTATAACGGGAGAGACCGGGGAATATGGTGGATGGCAGAAGAATTCGAAGATGCAGCTTAATCAGCGGTGGTTGAAGCTATTCGGCGGGTATGAAAATGAAACCGAAGGATGCGACTTTCAAAAGCCGGATTTTCTGGTATCAGCGAAATGCTGCTATTACCTTAAAGAAAAGAATTGTGATGACTGGGGAAAAGAGCATAACAGTGTGCCATATTTAGGATTGATGGCATCCGAGGGCGGCAGACGTGCCAAGAGCCTGCGGATGAATGGCTGCAATTACTTTGGGGCATCCACAATCAGATCAGCACCATTTGCAATCTTCCACCGGCAGGATATTCTTACACTTGCCTTGGAGATGGATGATCTCTGGAAGAACGGATTAAAAGAGAAGTATCGTGCTGCTGGAATCAAGGATGGGATAATAACAGAAGATTTTCAGATGCCGGAATCTTTGATACCGGAGATTTACGGTACGATTGAGAAAAAGCAGGACGGCACGTTGTACACGACAAAAGCGCAGCGTACCGGATGCAGTATGTGCGGTTTCGGAATCCACATGGAGAAACGACCGCATCGGTTTGATCTGTTGTATGAGAGTAACCCGAAAGAGTGGGATTATCTGATGTTCCACATGTGTAAGGACAAGGACGGGAATGATTATGGATGGGCGAAAGTGCTTGATTATATTGGTGTAGGGTGGGACCCGACCACCATCGGCGGTAATTGCAAGGGGCAGATGAGTTTAGAGGATTTTATGTAAACGAGAATTTATACTGATATATGACATTTTAAGAATGTTTAATTTGTGTGAAAAAATGTAATTCCATATTTATGGTAGAGCTCGAATAAAAGATGAAGGAGGTGCTACCTATGGAATTTTTATATCACTTGATTTTAGGAACGTTATCTAAGCTTCTTGCAGATATTATTCATGATGTAATTAAAAGAAAGTAAAGAAAGGAACCGGGACTCTGGCCAGAGTGATGCATATGCGGTCTCCTTTTGAAAAATGACATATAAAGAATTTTTAGAAACAAAGATTGAACTTGCGACAGAAAGCGGATTTGTTGTGGATCCGGAAAAAGTCAACAAGGTATTAAAGCCACACCAGAGGGATGCTGTGGTGTGGGCGCTGAAAGGCGGCAGGCGTGCATTGTTTGAAAATTTTGGACTTGGAAAGACGGTACAGGAAATTGAGTTTTGCCACTTGGCAGCAGAACATAGCAGCGGTCGTGCATTGATCGTGTTGCCGCTTGGAGTTAAGCAGGAGTTTACACATGATGCGGTGGAAGTGCTTGGATATGAAAAGCCGGAGTATTGCCGGACAATGGAAGAAGTGGAGCAAAGCAAAAGCAAGATCGTATTAACAAATTATGAGCGTGTCCGTGATGGGGACATCTGGCCAGATTATTTTGCAGCGACGTCTCTCGATGAAGCCAGTGTTTTACGAAGTTTCGGAAGCAAGACGTACCAGACATTTTTGGATAAATTTAAGAATGTGCCTTACAAATTGGTGGCAACTGCTACACCATCCCCGAACAAATACAAAGAATTGATCCATTATGCTGGGTATCTGGAAGTAATGGATACGGGGCAGGCGTTAACAAGATTCTTTCAGAGAGATTCCACAAAGGCAAACAATCTGACATTATATCCGAACATGGAAGATGAATTCTGGCTGTGGGTATCATCTTGGGCGTTATTTATCACGAAACCTTCAGATCTCAATCCGAATTATTCTGACGAAGGATATGATTTGCCACCGCTTGACGTGAGATGGCATGAACTGCCGGTACATTACGGAGATACCGCAGATAAAGACGGACAGATGCAATTATTCCAAGAAGCCGCCGAGGGATTGAAAGAAGCTGCGACAGTCAAGAGAGAAAGTATTGATCGCCGCGTCGCAGAAATGAAACACATTATTGATGAAACGCCGGACGATCATTTTCTGTTGTGGCATGATCTGGAGAACGAGCGACACGCTATTAAAAAGGCATTGCCGGATGTGGTGGATATTTACGGATCCATGAACTACGATTTGCGTGAGCAGAGAGTAATAGATTTTTCAAATGGTCGTACAAAGTTATTTGCCACAAAGAAATCATTATCAGGATCCGGATGTAATTTTCAGAGGTATTGCCATCGCGAGATATTTCTTGGAATTGACTATGAGTTTAACGATTTTATCCAGGCGGTGCACCGGTGTTATCGATTTTTACAGAAAGAGCCGGTTGTGATTGATATCATTTACATGGAAAACGAGCGACAGATCAAAGAAGCATTACTGGAAAAGTGGAAAAATCATAATCACATGGTAGCAAAGATGATCGAGATCGTAAAAAAATATGGACTGAACTCAGCAAATAAGGCACAGCGATTAGAAAGGAAGATGGGTGTGGAAGGTAGCAGAGAAGAAAGAACAGTGAAGGGAAATCATTATGAGGCGGTATATGGGGATTGCGTAGAGGAAACCAGATTGATGGAAACAAACAGTATCGACCTGATACATACATCAATCCCATTTGGAAATCATTACGAGTACAGTGCCAATTATAACGATTTCGGGCATAACCAGAACACGGACCGGTTCTTTGAGCAGATGGATTTCCTCACACCGGAATTGCTTCGGGTGCTTAAGCCGGGGCGTGTGGCAGCAATCCATGTTAAGGATCGTGTATTATTTGGAAATGCAACTGGTACCGGGATGCCAACTGTTGAGCCATTTCACGCACAGTGCATCAGCCATTACATGAAGCATGGATTTCAGTACTTCGGAATGATCACAGTGGTAACAGATGTTGTCCGGGAAAACAATCAGACATACCGCCTTGGATGGACGGAACAGTGCAAGGATGGTTCGAAGATGGGAGTAGGATGTCCGGAATATATTCTGCTTTTCCGTAAATTGCCAACCGACAGATCTACGGCATACGCAGATGTTCCGGTCAAGAAATCCAAAGAGGATTACACCCGGGCACAGTGGCAGATTGATGCACATGGATATTGGAGATCATCAGGAGATCGGCTAGTCAGCAAAGAAGAATTGAAAGAGTTTCCGGTGGACAGCTTGCAGAGCGTATACAGAGAGTACAGTCGCGGCAATGTGTACGATTATGAAGAACATGTAAAACTGGCTGAAAAACTCGACAAAATGGATAAACTGCCGGCATCGTTTATGGTCGTTGCACCGGGTTCTTGGAATCAACTGGAAGTATGGGATGATATCAACCGCATGCGCACCCTCAACACTACGCAGAGCAGGAAGAGGGCACAGATGCACGTGTGTCCATTACAGTTGGATATCGTGGAGCGGATCATCAACAGATACAGCAATGAGAGGGAATGGGTATATGATCCATTTGGAGGTCTGATGACGGTACCAATGACGGCGATTAAGATGCACCGGAACGGCAAAGGATGTGAGCTAAACCCAGATTATTTCCGGGATGGCGTCGGATATCTGCAGGCTGCAGAGAATGAAGTTGACGAGCCGACATTGTTTGATTTCATGCCGGAGGTGCTGCCATGAAAGATTTAATTATCGATTGCTTCGCTGGCGGCGGTGGGGCGAGTGTGGGAATTGAGATGGCTCTTGGGCGGCCGGTTGATATCGCAATCAATCACGACCCGGATGCCATATTGATGCACAAGACAAACCACCCGGATACGCTGCATCTGACAGAGGATATCTTCAAAGTCGATTTGCAGAAATATGTAAAAGGCCGGCATGTAGCACTGATGTGGGCAAGCCCGGACTGTACAAGCCATTCCAAGGCAAAAGGTGGAAAACCACGGGAGAAAGGACTGAGAATCCTCCCGTGGGCTGTATATAAACATGCCAAAGCAATCCTGCCGGATGTGATTATCATGGAGAATGTGGAAGAAATACAGCAATGGGGTCCTCTTGATGAGAATGGACATCCTATACCGGAGCGTAGGGGAGAGGACTATAAGAAATTTATCACGGCCATGAAATCGCTGGGATATATATTTGATAGCAGGGAGCTGGTAGCTGCTGACTACGGAGCACCGACTACAAGAAAACGCTGGTATGCGATCTTCAGGAGAGATGGGAAGGATATCAGATGGCCAGTTCCTAAATATGGAAAAACTGAATTAAGGAAATGGAGAGAGTGTGGAGATTATATTGACTGGTCAGACCTGGGAAAGTCCATATTTGACAGACCTAAGCCTCTGGCAGATGCAACAATGAAAAGAATTGCAAATGGATATGTGAAATACGTTGTCAACAACCCGAATCCGTACATAGTCAGAAACAAAGAGGCGGTTGCATTTTTGATTCAGTACCACGGAGAGCAGAAAGCAGGAGATTCCCGTGGACAGTTACTGGATGAGCCAATCAAAACGATTGACACCAGCAACAGATATGGCCTCGTAACGGCATTTATTACCAAATTCTATAAAACCGGTATCGGCCAGGGATGCGATGAACCACTTCACACAATTACTACAAGTCCTGGACACTTTGGATTGATATCTGCCTATTTAATCAAATATTACGGAACTGGTTGCGGTCAGGAACTCCGTGAGCCGCTTGCGACAATCACCACAAAAGACAGATTCGGTCTTGTGAATGTGGTAACGGATATACAAGGTGAAAAGTATATTCTGAAAGATATATTTCTTCGGATGCTAAAACCGGAAGAACTGAAGTTGATGCAGGGCTTTCCGGCAGATTACATCATTGACCATGATTATACCGGTAAGCCTTATCCGATTGCAAAGCAGGTGGCAAGAATCGGGAACAGCGTGGTGCCAATCATGGCTCAGAAGCTTGTAGCTGCAAACTGTCCGTATCTGAAAGTCGGGTCCCGGACACCGAACATGAGAATTGACGAGGAACAGACCGGACAGCTCCGGTTTGCGTAGGAGGTAGAGCATGGATAGATTAACAAAAAGGTCGCATAATGGAACGGCTATCTATAACACACCAAGCGGAGAACCCGTTAAATGGGAAAATAACAGACATAATGTGCTTCAAAAGTTGGCAGATTACGAAGATGCAGAGGAACATGGATTGCTTCTGAAACTGCCATGCAAGGTGGGGAGCACACTTTGGAGTAATGATTTCGGAACGACTTGTCCTTATGAGGTTACTGGATTTTCTTATAAAAATCTGAACGATGATGAAGATGATGACGATTGCGATTACGGAGATGAAATTGTTTTGCATTACCGAAGTTGCGGTGGTGCCATAACTGGGAAATTTGCGGAATCGGAAATTGGCAAAACCATATTCCTCACTCGTGAAGAAGCAGAGAAGAAACTGGAAGAATTGAGAGGTACAGAATGAAACCACTTGAAGTATGGAGAATAATCAGTAGCAATATGAACGAATTGGCAAATATGCGAAATGCACTATATCCGCAGGGCAAGGGATATTCCCAAGAAGAAGTGCAAGCCGAGGTTATGTGTTATGAAGCATTGAGGAGAATGGAGGAAGAAAATGAGTGATGTAAAACTTTTGCCGTGTCCGTTCTGCGGTGGAGAAATAAAACTGGATGAAGATGATTTTTATATGTTCTGCTGTGATACCTGCGGTGCAGGAATAACATTCGCACATGAATTAGAGGATGGAACCGCAGAAGATTGCACAAAAGAGGAAAGCATTGAAAGTTGGAACACCCGCAAGCCTATGGAACGGATTGTGGAGCAGTTGGAAGATATATCAAAAGTGTACTGCGAAGAATACCATCAGCAAGAAGGTATATTATGGTTGCAGGATGCAGTAGAGATTGTAAAGCGAGGTGGAGCAGATGAATGAGAATGAAGCAATGAAAGATTTAATAAAACACAGGCAAGGGTCAGCTAGAGAGGTTGAAAGACTGAAAAGTGATGGACGGGACTTCTCACATTTTCAAACATGTGTTGATTCTATTGACATAGCAATCAAAGCACTCGAAGAAATCCAACAGTACAGAGAACTCGGAACTGTTGAAGAACTGCGAGAATCAATGGAAATGAAGCAGAAGTACGAAAAACAATGGATTGATGATATAAACAATCCTCTTGAGCCGCTGAAACTGTCAAGTGCTTTGCAGAGCGAGATTTTTAAGCTCGAATACAGGAAAGCCAATAAGCCGAAAGAAATCAATATTCTTGATTATACGATTATATACGCTTTAAAAGATTGCTTGGAGAGATATTCGGGAATCAGGGAGGAGTAGACATGCAGGAAGTATTTGAGAAGATAAAACAAAGAATTATGATTGCTGCGACGGAAGCTTGCGGATATGCTCCTTTGACAAGAGCCGTGGCGGAGAGTGAGCTGAAAGATATCATGGAACAAATTGCCGCCGAGTACAACAATGGTTGGATTCCATGCAGCGTAGAACTTCCACCACAACCGAAAGAAAATCCCGTGTTTGACAGTAAACCATTGGAATTGTACCTTGTTGATTGTGGAGAAGAGTATTCATTTAGAGCATTTTGGAACGGAAAAGATTTTACAGATGGGTGGAGCAAGTTGAATGTTATCGCATGGCAACCGCTACCAGAGCCATATCAGCCGAAGGGAGATTGAGAAGAATGGCGAATCAGAAATACTGTGATAAATGCGGATACATAAAAGAACAGTGCGAATGCGGGAAAACAAAAACAAACGCTGACCGCATCCGTTCCATGAGTGATGAAGAGCTGGCAGAGAAAATGTTCGAACTTGAGAACAAGGAACTATGTAAGGTAATTCCATTCTGTAAAAGTACAGATGAGTGCACAGATATAATGGACAGCGGGGAACTGATACCGGATGAGTTATGCAAACAGTGCCTGGTTAAATGGCTGCAGTCAGAAGTGGAGGGATAGATATGAAGATTAAAAGTATATTAGAATTTTGCTCTTGTAAAGGGTGCAGAAAAAAATATGATTTTGATATTGAACTTAAGGCAGGAGGTAAGAGAAAAAAATTTAAGCTGTGTGAGGAGCATACTAAAGAACTCATGAGAATTGGAAAGCTGAAAAGTGTAACATTCGAAGAAACGATAAAGGTAGAGTAAATAAGCAAATTCGCGTTTGTGAATTGCTAAAAGTGAAGAGGACCTTGATAATTGAATATTGGTGGTTGGAGTGATATGATTATATAAAATAATGACGAAAGGTAGTACAGTAAGTATGAATATAACAATAACAGAACCAGCTGGAACCAGTGGCGAAATAATTATTGGAATATTTACAGCTTGTGTTTCAATAATTACATTTATCGTTGGTGCTATTATAGAAAGTAGGAGAGAAAAAAGAAGATTTAAACAAGAAAAGACTATGCGATTGCTAGATGAAAAAATTATTGCATATCAAAATATGTATGCAGCTATTTTGGAATATAAGTCATATTTTGAACTTTTCATCGATGGTGGAAACGAATATAAGGAAAGTGCAGATGCCAGTGAATTTGCACCACTTGCTTCAAATCAGAAATTTAGAAATGAGTACAATTTATACTCACTGTATTTAAGTGAAGAATTATGTAAGATTTGCCTAAATACATTAGAAAACGGGGAAATTCTTAATAATCTTGCAATTTCTATCCATAGTGATGCTAATATGGAAGATAGCGTAGAACCTAGTTGTATAAATGTTTTAAACAATATCCAGAAATGCATAGACCAGATCAGAGTGGAAATAAATGTATAGCAGTTACCAACCGTCAATATTCGATGGTTGGTATTTTTTTGCGCAAAATTTGAAAGGGGGAATGTACTTGGATGAAAAAGAAATATACGAAATTTGCCAGAGTGTAGATGCATTTATTGCGGACTATCTGGCAGAATCCATTGTTAAGGGGACAAGTTACGATCTTATGGAAGCACACCACGGCATTCTTCCAATATCTCGAAATTGTTTCTACCGCCGCCGCAGGATCGTACAGCGAATCATTAAGCAGAGGTTAGGGCGGATCGAAGAGGAACAGAGCGGCCAGATGCGGATGGTGTGGTAAAAATGCTTTATATTGTATGACTAAAATGCTATAATTATAATGTATGATTGCATAGAGAGGGTGGTCCAGAAGTGGACGATATTTTAAAATGAGTAGAGGTGAATTAAATGAATATTCTCATACCAATTGTGAAAAATTTTTACGAAATGAGTGATACCATAAAAGCCGCATTAATATCAGCTATGATTCCCGCTTTGATTTCTATTATTGGATTCATTGCAACTAATAGATCTGTAAAAAGAGATTTTAAGAATGAGATCTTAAAGCAAAGGAACGAAATCGCTTTGAATAAAATGGCAACAATGCCAATGCGTATATTAGAATTGTTGGGAACAATTATTGAAACAGGAGGTCAAAACGAAGAATTAGCAAAAGGATTCGATGGTTTTATGAATGAAGTGTATGCATATGGATCTGAAAATGCAATAGCGCTTATTTCCAAGATACAAAAGGATAATATGTTTTTTGGCGATAATGTCGCTGATAGGAATTTGTATGAATTAATTGCTATGTATATACTGTTAGCCACACAGATAAAATATGATGTCACAGGAATAATCGTTAGTCCGGAAAAGTGGTATGAAATGAGGATGAACGATTATGAAATTAACAGGGAGAAGATGCGATTAGCCAACAATAATGTTGTAAAGATGTTTGAATTAAATAAGCGATTTTACATAAAGAAAATTCGATGATATGATAAGATATTGGAAAGAGAGGTTATCTTTAGTGAGACCTCTCTTTTTTTATGCCCTAAATTGGTACAAATCCACTGAATGCCAATGGTAAAATTACTATAGAACAGTAATTGAACAGGGAGGGAGAAGCGTGGAAAAAGAAAACGAACTGAAAAAGGAGTATCTGCGATCGTATACACCAGCGGTCAGCGCCGCGCGCCGGATAGAGGAAGAAATTGAGCAGTTAAGAGCAGATAAGATGGCACCGGCACTTGTCATGGATGATATGCCACACGCCCATGATCAGAAAGATCTCTCTGACTATGCTGCAAAGTTGGATGAGCTGGAGAGAAAACTTATTAAAGCACGGTATGAGCGCATAGATCTATATGCAGATATATTCGCAGATATTGAGCGTTTAGAGGATGAGACGGAAAAGGCGGTATTGACATACAGATACCTTCGGAGACAAAGTTGGGAAGAAGTCTGTGTGAAGATGGGATATCAGTGGGCACAGGTCCATCGGATTCACGCCAGGGCATTGAAACATTTCAATCCGACTGGTGGATATTATGAAATTTTGGTCAAAAAAATGAAAGATGATACACAATGATACACTTATCTGTGGTATGATTGTAGCGTGAAAGAGCGTAAGAGGAAATGATTCCCCTTGCGCTTTTTTCGTCTTTTGACTACTGGGACACCATGAAACACAGGGGTGTCCCCCTTCTCCCTATAAAAGAAACAGGCAGGTGATACTATTGGCAAGGAGTCCGAACCAAAAGGCAGAGAAAGCCCGAGAACTGTATAAGGGTGGAATGAAGCTGGTTGAGATTGCAAGTCAACTAGAGGTTCCTGCCGGGACAGTTCGGAGATGGAAAAGTACATACCATTGGGATAGCGAGCAACAAAACGAGCGTTCGGAAAAGAAAAGCGAACGTTCGGAAAGCAAAAAGAGCGTTATGAAAAAAGCTGTAGCTGATGAAGTCAAGCAGGTGATACAGAATACCGACTTGACTGATAAGCAACAGCTTTTTTGTATACATTACATCCGATGCTTCAATGCTACCAAGGCATATCAGAAAGCATATGGATGTGGATATACAACCGCGGTTACAAACGGCCCTGCATTACTCGGAAATACTCGGATAAAAGAAGAAATCCTACAGCTGAAACAGGATCGGCTCAATCGAGAGTTCTTAAGCGAATCCGACATCTTCCAGAAGTACATGGATATTGCATTTGCTGACATAAACGATTTTGTTGATATCAGTGCTGGTTTTGTTACAGCAAAAGATGGTATTGATGGAACTATTGTCAGTGAAGTGAGCAATACGCAGAGTGGGGTAAAGATAAAGCTTGCTGATCGGATGAAAGCCTTGCAGTGGCTTACGGATCACATGGATCTTGCCACCGAGAAGCAGAAAGCAGAGATTGCATTACTGAAAGCCAAGGTACAGACAGACGATGGCGAGGAGATTGCAGACGATGGGTTCCTTGAAGCTTTGAATGGTACTGCCGCGGAGGACTGGGGCGATGAAGAGAATCAGTAAGATTAAGCGGGTTTTCAAGTTCAAGCCATTTTCCAAGAAGCAACGCAAAGTTTTGAACTGGTGGTGTGAAGATTCTCCGGTTAAAGATAAGGATGGTATTATCGCCGATGGCGCTATCCGATCTGGAAAGACAGTGAGCATGTCACTTTCGTTTGTTATGTGGGCGATGAGCTCATTTGACGGCGAAAATTTCGGTATGTGCGGCAAGACAATCGGTTCTTTCCGCAGAAATGTATTGTTTTGGCTTAAGCTGATGCTGCGAAGCCGCGGTTATACGGTGGCAGATCACAGGGCTGACAATTTGGTTATCATCACAAAAGGAGATGTGACCAACTATTTCTATATATTTGGCGGCAAAGACGAACGATCACAGGATCTCATTCAGGGTATTACCTTGGCTGGGGTCTTTTTTGATGAAGTTGCGCTGATGCCGGAAAGTTTCGTGAACCAGGCAACCGGGCGATGCTCTGTTGATGGTTCTAAGTACTGGTTCAACTGTAACCCGGATGGACCATATCATTGGTTTAAGACCGATTGGATTGATAAGCGAGAAGAAAAGCATCTATTGTATCTGCATTTTACGATGGATGATAACTTGAGCCTGTCGGAGAGAATCAAAGAACGATATTGCAGTATGTACACCGGTGTTTTCTATCGTCGGTATATTCTGGGACTATGGGCGATGGCAGAGGGCATTATTTACGATATGTTCGACACTGCCAAGCATGTGATTTCCAGTCTGGCTGATCTGACCAACGCAAATTATTATGTGTCCTGTGACTATGGTACGCAGAATGCAACAGTATTTCTGCTGTGGTGCAAAGAGCGCTCCGGGCGGTGGGTATGCTGCCGCGAGTATTACTATTCTGGCCGAGATGAAGAAAGGCAGAAAACCGACACCGAGTATGCAGATGATTTGGAACAATGGCTTGCCGGGATAAAACCGGTAAAGATCATCATTGATCCGTCCGCAGCGTCATTTATTGCAGAATTGAAAAAGCGCGGTTATGCGATCAAGAAAGCGAAAAATGATGTACTGGATGGTATCCGTTTTGTGGCATCCCTGCTGAATCAGGGAAAAATTGCGATCAGTGACCAGTGTCCGAATACAATTAAAGAATTTGGATCGTACATATGGGATCAGAAAGCATCTGAGCGTGGAGAGGATAAACCGGTGAAGCAGCACGATCATGCAATGGATGCACTGCGGTACTTCTGCTATACGATTATTCGCAAGCCTGGAAGCATCGGCATTTTGAAGTGAGGTAACAATGGATATTGATACAATGAAACAACTGATAAAAAAATATGAACCGGGCCACACAGCATTTGTGACACGGGCGGATATAGCAGAACGGTATTACCGTAATGAGACGGACATACTGTTTCGTGATAAGCAGAAAAATGAGAAAAAAGAGGAACCCGACAATCCGCTGCGCAACGCAGACAACCGGATTCCCAGGAACTTTCATGGTCTGATCGTGAACCAGAAAGCGTCCTATGCGTTTACCGCACCGCCGTTGTTCGATGTAGGCAGTACGGCGAGCAATAAGCGTATCACGGAAACCTTGGGTGATGAGTATGCAAAGAACTGCATGAAATTGTGTGTGAATGCTGCCAATACTTCCATTGGCTGGGCGCATTACTGGCAGGGCGATAATGGTTTTGAATGGGCAGTTGTTCCGTCTGAGCAGATCATCCCGGTGTTTGACCGTAGTCTTAAACGCAGGCTGATCGGACTAATGAGGGTGTACCCGGACATTGACGATGCGACAGGTGACAATTATACCGTGTACGAATACTGGACGGATGCGGAGTGCCAGGCATTCCGGCGGAGAACCGGGGATGAATTGGATCTTTTGACATATTATGATATGTTCATAGATCCAGAGAGTGGCGAGATGGTAGCGGATTACCGACATGATTTCGGGGAAGTGCCATTCATCCCATTTTACAACAACAATATCCATACAGATGATTTGCGCAACATTAAGCCGCTGATAGACGTATATGATAAAGTCTACAGCGGCTTTATCAATGATCTGGATGATATACAGGAATTAATTTTTGTGCTGTCTGGATATGGCGGTGAAGATCTGAATGGATTCCTATCTGATTTGAAAAAGTACAAGACCATTAAGGTAGATGGGGATGAGGGCGGTGCGGTGTCTACGCTGAACATTGAGATTCCGATTGAAGCCCGGAACAGTGTACTGGATGCAACTAGAAAGGCAATCTTCGAGCAGGGGCAAGGCTTCGATCCGCAGCCGGAGAACTTTGGTAATCAGTCTGGTGAAGCACTGAAATTCATGTATTCGCTCTTGGAAATGAAAACCGGATTGATGGAAACAGAGTTCCGACTTGGCTTTGCTCGGCTGGTGCGTGCGATCTGCAAAGCGCTTGGCATTCAGTGCGGTACGATCATCCAGACATGGACCCGTACCTGTATTAAGAATGATACGGAGCAGGCGCAGATCTGCAAGGATTCCGTAGGAATTGTAAGCAAAAAGACGATTCTGAAAAATCATCCGCTTGTGGAAGATGCAGATGAAGAATTGAAGCAGATCGAAAAAGAAGAAAAAGAAGCGCAGGAAAAGGCTGATCTGTATTCTGGAGCATTTGTTAACAGCGGAGAAAACGGAGGTGGCAAAGATGGCAATGCCAAAGGTAACCCGAAAAATTCCGAAAATCAAGATAATCCGGGTGGAGATTGATATTGAGTTTGTAAATATCATGGGTAGACTTTTGATTCCATTCTTTTGGATTTGGGGCATTAGAGTGTTTAGTATAGAGATTTATAGAAAGAAATTCTATATGATATGTATTCCTAAGTTTTATTTTGTAAAATAAGGAGTTGTTGATGAAAAACGGTGCATATTGGAAAAAACGCTTCAAACAGATAGAGGAATCCCAGCATCAGCAAGGTCTGCGGTGCTACGCGGATATCGAAAAGCAATATCTCGCAGCGCAGCGGCAGATGGAAGCGAAAATCAATGCGTGGTATCAGCGCTTTGCAAAAAATAACGAGATTTCTCTTGTGGAAGCACGCCGGTTATTAAATTCCAGTGAATTGGATGAACTGAAATGGGATGTCGAGCAGTACATACGGTATGGAAAAGAAAATGCTATCAATGGACAGTGGATGAAGGAACTGGAAAATGCTTCCGCAAAAGTACACATCAATCGGCTGGAGGCGTTGAAGCTTCAAATGCAGCAGTCTTTGGAAGTGCTGTTCGGGAATCAGCTTGATAGTGTTGATTCTACAATCCGTGATGCTTATCAATCTGGTTTTCTCCATACTGCCTATGAGATTCAGAAGGGGATTGGAACCGGATGGAGTTTTACATCCCCGAATGATCGGCTGATTGATACAGTGATCCATAAGCCTTGGGCGGCAGACGGACAAACGTTTTCAGACCGGATCTGGACGAACAAACAGAAGCTGGTCAATGAATTGAACACCACCATGGTACAGAATATCATCACCGGTGCTGATTCGCAGAAGACGATTGATGCCTTGGCGCGGAAGATGAATGTATCAAAACAGAATGCGGGCCGCTTGGTAATGACAGAACAGGCGGCCTTTTCCAATGCAGCGCAAAAGGATTGTTTTGCAGAACTTGGGGTGGAGCAGTTTGAGGTGTTAGAGACATTGGATGGTTTCACATGCAGCCTTTGTGGTTCTATGGACGGGCAACATTTTCCAATGAGCCAGTATGAAATCGGTGTGACAGCCCCGCCGTTCCATCCGAACTGCCGTGGGTGTACCTGCCCATACTTTGAAGATGATTTTGGAGTGCCGGGAGAACGTGCAGCGCGTGGTGAAGATGGAAAAACATATTATGTACCAGGCAATATGACATATGAAGAGTGGAAATCCTCTTTTGCAGATGGTAACAATGCAGCGAAAGACCGGTTGGGGATTATCACAAACAATAATAAAAGCAACCCGAACTATTATGATTTTAAGGGTAAAAATGTGGATACGGTCGAGTCGGAAATCTGCAAGTTCGACCATGAGGTTGGAGTTATATTTGACAATGGGAAAGCGGTAAATTGCCAGTTGGGAAATGAGGATACTATAGATTTTACGAAGTATCAGCTTAAAATGATGAAAGGAAAAGATGTTACTCATAATCATCCATTGAGTACGCCGCCGTCCCCAGAAGATCTGTATCTGCTGGTAAATTATAAAGTCAAAAGTTTCAGAACCTGTGGGGAAAACGGTACATATGTGTTAGAATATAATGAACAGGTAGAAAAACTTCCAGATTTCAAGACATTTAGTGATACATATGACGAAATTATATATGAATTACAAGATAAATATTATGATGAAGTGAAACATGGAATGAAAAAAGAAGATGCGATCATATTACTTGGAGAGGCTGCTTGGGAAAGATTGTATGAACTATATAATGTCAAACCTAGATTTGAAAGGCGGTAATTGTCATGAGCAAATATAAACCATATGAAATAGATAGATATAAGCTGAATCTGTTTTGCGTATGTTTGAACTGCAGTAAATACAGAGGCTCAAGAAACGATTTTTCAAAATATTGTGATGCTTATCCCAAAAATCTTCCATCTGAAATTTGGAATGGAAAAAATGTAAAATGTCCGCATTTTGAAGAAAAGCAGGGGTGATAGTATGGTGAAACTTATAAAAACATTAGATGTTCAAAACGCATCATTGAATGTGATCACAGCTGGCAGACGATTTCCACTTGCACAATTTGCTGGGAAAATAGAGATCACAGAGCACCAGAGTATGGCACCTATCCTTGGGAGAAGATGCAAAGGTGAAAAGAAAATCTATGCATCCTTTATTTTATGCCAGAATATTGAGTATCAGTCAGATGATACATTTAATACCGGAAAAGTATATGAAGCAGTCGGAGATGTGCAGGGAGAGCAGTCTTGTGAAAGATTGATCTTCTCAGGACTTCGCTTTGAAGATATGGATCCGTTGGAAGGAACAGTAACACTTGAAGTGACTGATTTGGAACTGATCCGGAAAATGATAGAAATGTAAAATTGAAAGTTACCACCAGTCAGAAATGATATGGTGGTATTTTTGTGCTCAAAAATAGGTAATAACAGGACAACTGGAAATTTATGAACAGAACGGCGCAGAGGTGACGCTAAGTAAGTTCCTCTGGTAGTCCTGCTTTTATATGCCTTTTTCTGTAGGCGTTAAAGAACAGTAATACTCATCTGGAGAATAAACAGAGAATCCCAATACCCGGAGAGCGGGAATAAAAATCTATGGAGGATAAGAAAATGGAATGGTTAAAGGCAATTTTGGAAAAAGCAGAAATCAAAGATGGAAAGCTGGATGTAGATGCAGTCATGAATGCGGCACAGAAAGAGTTTCCGAAGTATGCAGTGCCAAAAGACGACTTTAATACAAAAGTCGAGGAATTGAAAACAGCAAATGGAACAATCGAGGAGTTAAAGAAATCCAATGGGGATAATGAGGAGTTACAGAAAAAGATCGGAGATTATGAGATTGAAATCAAAAATCTTAAGAAGACTGCTGAAAACACCTCAAAGACCTATGCTTTGAAGGAATCTCTCGCAAAACAGGGCGTGCTTGATCCGGATTATCTGATCTACAAAGCCGGTGGGCTTGACAAGTTCACATTTGACAAGGAAGGTAAGCCGGTTGGTGTAGAGGATGCTGTAAAACCTTATAAGGAAGACAAGATGATGGCGCATCTGTTCAAACAGGAGCAGCAGAAACCGCCATATCATCCGCAGGGTGGTACTGGTGGAGCCGGAGCTACAAATCCATTTGCAAAAGAGACATTCAATCTGACAAAACAGGGTGAACTTTTAAAATCCAACCCAGAGCAGGCGAAAGCAATGGCGGCCGCCGCAGGGGTAATAATCTAATCAATTTAAGGAGGTAACTACTTATGGCAATTACAAAAATTGCAGACGTGATCGTACCGGAATTGTTTAACCGGTATGTAATCAACAGAACTATGGAGCTGTCCGCATTCTTCCAGAGCGGAATTGTAGTAAACAGTCCGGAATTTGATGCACTGGCATCTGAGGCGGCAAGAACACACAACATGCCGTTTTTTGAGGATTTACAGGGAGAATCCGAGCCAACACTTGAGGATGTAGAAATGACACCGGCAAAGATCGGTTCTAACAAAGATGTATCCACCACAATCCTTCGTCAGAAGATGTGGGCAGCAACTAACCTGTCCGCAGCACTTGCCGGAGCGGACCCGATGAAAGCGATCGGTGATCTGGTGGCACAGTACTGGGCGCGCGATATGCAGAAAGAATTGATTGCGATTCTTGCGGGGGTGTTTGGAACCACCACGGCAGATCCAAGCGGAACACCGAAAGCAGAGACCAGAATGGCGGATCATATTCTCGATCTGTCCACAGGAAAGACAGATGCAGCAAAGCAGATCAGCGCATCCGCATTTATTGACGCGTGTCAGATGCTTGGAGATGCACAGGCACAGCTTACTGGTGTGGCGATGCACTCTGCAACAAAGTCTTATCTAAAAAAGTTGAATCTGATCGAGACCGAGCGTGATTCTACCGACGTGGAATTTGATACTTACCAGGGAAGACGTGTGACCGTGGATGATGGCTGCCCGGTTGCAGATGGAGTATACACAACATATCTTTTTGGCAATGGAGCGGTTGCCTATGGTAATGGTTCTCCGGTCGGTCATGTAGCTACTGAGACGGATCGTGACAAGAAGACAGGTGGCGGTGTGGATTATCTGATTAACCGTAAAGCGTTTATCCTGCATCCGAGAGGAATTGCATACACTGGTGCAAAACGTGAGCATGTGGAAACTCCAACTAGGGCAGAACTTGCAATGGCAGAGAACTGGAAGCCGGTATATGAGTCGAAGCAGCTTAGAATCGTGGCTATCAAACACAAGATCGGGTAAGCCTATGGATCTGGCAAAGTTAAAGGCACTTCTTGGAATTGAGGATGATTCCAAGGATGTGATTCTTGAATTTGTCATTGCGGACGTAGAGGAGACCATAAAGAACTATTGTCATGTGGAGGAAATGCCGAAAGGACTGGTGAACACCGGATACCGCATGGCGATGGATCTGTACCGGAATGAGAATATTGGAAGCGAGACGGCAGCAGTTGGAGCGGTTTCTTCCATTTCTGAGGGAGATACCTCTACATCTTTCCAGCAGTATGTAGATGCTAATTTCAAAGACACAGTGCTGAAAAATTATAAGTCCTCACTAAACAGATACAGGAAGGTGGCGTGGAAATGATCGCGGATGCAATCAAGCAGGCACAGGCACTTGCAAGGAAAGTCCAGGAAGCCACATATGATGGCAGATGTACGGTTATGGAGCATCAGAAATTAAAAGATCCAAAAACCAGAATTACAACAGAAAAAGATGTGGTGGTATTGGAAGATGAACCATGCCGCTTATCATATTCCAGTGTCAGTGCAGTGGATCAGACGGAATCAGCAGCAAAGACGGCACAGGTCACAAAGCTGTTTTTATCTCCGGACGTGCAGATCAAGCCGGGAGCAAAGATTACAGTAACACAGGCTGGTGTGACACAAAACTATAAATGCGGCAGTGTGGCAGCAGTATATCCGACGCATCAGGAGATTGTGTTGCAATTATCAGAGAGGTATGCATGATGGGGATGGGAAGCGTGAATATGCGGGAACTGGTGAAGTTTCAGGAAAATTTGAATAGATTGGCAGGCCGCGAGGATACAAGGAATTCTTTTTGCGAATCATGTGCAAAGGAACTTGCGGCCAGATTGCTCACAAAGGTAATCAAAAGGACACCTGTAGGAAAATATCCAGCAAGTACAGGCAAGGTTGGTGGTACCCTTCGAAGAGGGTGGACTGCAGGTAATAAAGAAGGAGTACAGGCGGCTGTTGATAGCATTCAAGTTACAAAATCAGGGAACCAGTACACCATTAAAATTATGAATCCAACTGAGTATGCGAGCTTTGTAGAATTCGGACATCGAACAGCAAACCATAACGGATGGGTTAAAGGGCAGTTTATGATGACTATTTCCGAAAATGAAATCAAACGTATGGCTCCTGGGTTACTGGAAAAGAGACTGGAAGAGTTCTTGGGAGGTACATTCAATGATTAACAACGTGATAGCCGGGATAGCAATTGCCCTGAACCAAGAGTTTGGGGATGATTATGAAATTTATACAGAGGAAATAAAGCAGGACTTGAAAGAGCCTTGCTTTTTTATTACCCTCTTAAATCCATCCAAGACAGATTTCCCATCCAAACGGTATTTGATGGACAATCCATTTTGTATACAGTATTTCCCGAAATCGGAGGACAATCCGAATAGTGAATGCCGCGATGTAGCTGATCGTATGTTATGGGCGTTGGAGAATACTACGCCTTTGGATGCAGACAGGCCGATACGAGGGACGGACATGCATCATGAGATTACAGACGGAGTGCTGAATTTCTTTGTAAATTACAATTATTTCGTCCGCAAGGTAGAGACTCCGGCTCCTCTTATGGAAACTATGACAACAGTATTACATTTGAAAGGATAGGTGCGATATGGGTGAAACAAATACAGAAGTAAAACCACAGGTATCTGCGGATGTATTTACAAAGCAGCAGCTGGCAGAATCCAAACGCTATAAGAAACAGCGGGATCTGCTGGAAGCGTTGCTGGAAGATGGAAAAACATATACGATTGCGCAGGTGGATAAGATCACCGGTGATTATCTGAGAAAGGAAGTGAAGTAAATGGCATTTGGCGGAGGAACATGGATAACCCAGAACAAAGTGCTTCCGGGCGCGTATATCAATGTCGTAAGTGCGGGGATTGCATCTGCGGCATTGTCTGACCGTGGTATTGCCACAATGCCGCTGGAACTTGACTGGGGACCGGATGATACGGTTTTTAAGGTTACTACAGCGGATATGCAGAAGTATTCGAAAAAGATATTCGGATATAGTTATACCGACGATAAGATGAAAGGACTGCGAGATCTGTTTGCTGGCGGAACCTTGGTGCTGTATGCATACCGGTTAAACGGCGGCGGGACAAAAGCGTCCAATGATTATGCTACAGCTAAGCACACGGGGACACGCGGCAATGCGATCAGGATCTCCATAGCAAAGGACGTGGATGATCCAGAGTCGTGGAATGTAACTACATATCTTGATACGTCCAGAATTGAAGTACAGAATGTAAAAAAAGCGGCTGATCTGAAAGATAATGACTTTGTGACATTTAAAACAGATACGTTGGAACTTGCAGCAGTTGCATCGGCAGCACTGTCTGGTGGAACGAATGGTGTCGTCAATGGCGATGCGCATGCGGAGTATCTGGCAAAGGCAGAAGCCTACGGATTTAATACGATGGGCGTTGTGGTTACAGATGAGGTGACCAAGAGGCTGTATGTGGCATATGTAAAGCGTATGCGTGATGAAGTTGGTAAGAAGTTTCAGCTTGTGCTTTACAAGTCGGATGCTGACTATATGGGAGTTATTTCCACACCGAATAAAACGACGGACGAGGGCTGGCCGGAAGCATCCGCTGTATATTGGCTTACCGGGGTGGAATGCTCCACTGCGGTGAATAAGTCCTGCGAGGGCAGAGTGTACGATGGTGAATTTTCCATTGAGCCAATTGACAATGATCTGGAAGATTATATCAAAAAGGGGCAGCTTGTGTTTGATAGAAATGATGATGAAATTGAGATTCTAAGTGATATCAATACACACATAACCATCACGGAAGATTGCAACGAATTTTTTTGCGACAATCAGACAATCAGGGTTGTAGACCAGCTTGCAAATGATGATGCACTGCTCTTTAAGACACGGTTCCGTGGGAAGTTCCCAAATGATGATCCAGGGCGGAACAGCTTGAAAAGTGGGCTGTGCGAGATCCGTGAAAAATTACAGAATTTGCGGGCTATTGAGAATTTCAAGCGGGATAATGTCACCGTGGAACAGGGAGAATCAAAGAAATCGGTAGTCGTTAATAATACGGTTGAAGTTGTAAATGCCATGAGTATTATGTACATGACTACAGTAGTGAAATAAGGGGGTGAAGTATAAATGAATAATGTGATGCTTGCAAAGGATTCTATCTCTGCAGCTCTTGCAGAGTGCTACGTGACAATTGGTGAACGTAGATACAATCTGATGACCGCAATCAAGCTTGAAGCGAATTTCAAGAAGAACAAGGCAAAGGTTCCAACTCTTGGCAAGACAGGAAAGGGAAATAAGTCGGTATCATGGGAAGGAACCGGATCTTGTACAATACATTATAATACGAGCATTTTCCGTAAAATGATGCTTGATTTTAAAAACACTGGTGAGGATGTCTATTTCGAAATTCAGATCACGAATGATGATCCATCCAGTGCTGCAGGATCTCAGACAATCACTCTTTTACAGTGCAACATTGACAGTGGAGTGCTTGCGAAATTTGATGCATCTTCTGACTCATATCTGGACGAGGATGTTAGCTTCACATTTGATGATTTTGATATGCCGAAAGAGTTTCAAGAAATTATTGGACTTGCAGCGTAATATTGCCCCTTATGTGTCTGGCATGAGGGGATTTTTTATAGGAAGAAAGGAGACAATGTATGTCAAATTTAAGCAGATTTTTAGCAAAAAACAAAATTAAAAGAGAGAACGGGAAGTATGCACCATCGAAAGCTTTTGTGGACGAAAATGGCAATCCTTTGGAGTTTGAGTTTCGTCCGATTACATCAAAGCGAAATGAAACAATGCGTGAGGGCCATACAAAAGATGTTCCGGTAGTTGGAAAGCCGAATATGTTCCGTCCAAAATTGGATACAACGGCATATATCAATGATCTGATCGCAGAGAGCATTGTTGAACCGGATCTTTACAATAAGGAACTACAGGATTCTTATGGAGTGAAGACACCGGGAGAACTTCTGTATGCCATGATCGACACCCCGGGAGAATACCAGGACCTTTCTGCATGGGTTCAGAAGTTCCAGGGATTTGATACTTTAGAGGATAAGACAGAGCAGGCAAAAAACTAATTGAGGAAGGGGATGCGGAAGCAAACTATGCATATTATGCATTGCACAAGCTCCACATTCTCCCTTCCCAATGGGTTGCTTTAGAAGAGGAGGAAAAGGCTTTTATTATTGCCTGTATAGATATAAGAATTGAAGCGGAAAAGGAAGAGGCAAAGAAAATAGCGAAGGAAGCAGAAGGGCGGTGATGATATGGCTACAATTACAACGGGAATACAGTTGGCAGACAATTTTAGCGCCCCTCTTATGCATATCATCAGTTCTGTGAATATGGCAATTTCTTCGATTTATGATATGGATCAGGCAATGAATGCTGGTGTGAATACGGCATCTTTGGAAGCTGCCCGGAATGAAATTGCACAGGCAACTGTAGCTGCGGAAGAATTCAATCAAACAATGCAACAGGCGAGTAGTCCGATCAATGATAATATTCGAAGGCAGGAACAATTTAATCAGTCATTACAAAACGGTGCAAGTGAATCATCGAATTTAGTTTCGGCAATTAAACGAATGGCAGGGGCGTACCTGAGTATTCAGACGGCTGGAAAAATTTTGGAGATGTCGGATGAGATCACACAGACCACTTCCAGATTAAATATGATGAATGACGGATTGCAGAGTACGGCCGATTTGTACAACATGGTTTATGTGGCTGCAAACGATGCCAGAGGATCATTAGGAGATATGGCAAGTGTAGTTGCCCGATTTGGTAATAATGCGAAAGATGCATTTAGTTCCAGTGCAGAAGTTGTCCAGTTCGCAAATTTAGTCCAAAAGCAGATGACAATTGCGGGAGCGTCTACGCAGGAAGCAGCAAATGCAGAATTGCAGTTATCACAGGCGCTGGGCTCTGGTGTACTTCGAGGTGATGAGTTAAACAGTATTTTTGAGCAGGCACCGAATCTGATTCAGAATATTGCAGATTATCTTAATGTTCCAATCGGTAAGATTCGAAGCATGGCACAAGATGGGGAACTGTCGGCTGATGTTGTGAAGCAAGCGGTATTTGCTGCGACTGATGAGATAAATGCTAATTTTGAAAATATGCCAATGACATGGGGACAGATGTGGACGGTATTTCAAAATGATGCCACTATGGCATTTCAGCCGGTTTTGCAGAGACTTAATGATTTGGCAAATACAGACGGGTTTCAGGAGTTTGCTACAAATGCAATAAATGATCTTGCAGTAGTAGCAGGTGTGGTACTTGATATATTTGAAGGAATTGGATCAATAGGAACCTTTGTACAAGACAACTGGCAAATTATAGGTCCTGTTGTTTATGGTGTGGTTGCAGCATTAGCGGCTTATGCAACTTATGTTGGCATTACGAACGCAATAGATATGATATCAACAGGAATTAAGATTACAATGTGTGTTGCATCATATGCGCACGCAGCAGCAACAGGAACAGAAGCAAGTGCAACTGCGGCTGCAACCGCGGCACAGTACGGGCTAAATACTGCAATGTTGTCTTGCCCGTTAACATGGATAGTTGTTGGAATTATGGCGTTGATCATTGTGTTGGTTGCGTTATGTAATCATTTTTCAGGAGCTGGACATATTGCACAGTCGGCTTTTGGTGTTGTAACGGGAAGCGTAAATGTGGCTATTCAGTATTTTAAAAATTTGGGATTATCAGTTGCAGATGTTTTTATTGGAATATGGAATGCGGCAGGGGCATGTGCAACCAATGTTGAAACTGCTTTTCACAATTCCATAAGTCATGTTCAAACTCGTTGGTATAACATGCTGTCTACAGCACTTACTGTAGTATCTGGTATTTGTTCCGCGCTGAACAAGTTGCCTTTTGTCGAATTTGATTATAGCGGCATTACGAGTGCCGCAGATAATTATGCATCAAAAGCGGCTGCAGCTGCTGGAAATACAAAAGATTATACCAGCGTAACAGATGCATTTAATAAAGGAATAAAAACGTATGATGTCTATCAAAGTGGATGGGCCAAAGATGCATATACTGCAGGAGCAGCATGGGGCGATGGTGTAACCAGTAAAATAAAGAATACAATATCATCAAAAGCCACGAATATTCCAAGTGCAAATAATTATCCAAATGCGCTTGCATCCAGCAACGCGGCAACAGCAGCAAATACAGCAGACACTGCAAAGAATACCGCCAAAACAGCTAATACATTATCTGCATCCAGCGAAGATCTGAAGTACCTGAGAGATATTGCAGATCGTGAGTACGTGAATAAATTTACAACAGCACAGATCAAGGTTGGGATGATCAACCATAACAACGTAAACAATGATATGGATTTAGATGGAATGGCGGAACATTTGCGTAGCAAAATTGAGGAAGAAATGAATGCAGCAGCGGAAGGAGAACACTAAAGATGTATGAATTATATATTGATGGGGTCCTTTTTCCAGTGACCCCAGGGTCTCTTGACATCAAGATCAATAACAAAAATAAGACCATAACTCTCATAAATGAGGGAGAGGTTAACTACATTAAGTCTCCGGGATTGTCTGATATTACAATCCCGGAGCTTTTATTGCCAATCCATAAATATCCTTTTTCACAAGAAAAAGCAAAAGTGGGGGCTGCATATTATCTTTCCAAATTAGAAAAATGGAAAAATCAGAAGAAACCAGTTGTATTTAAACTCCTACGCTATGAAGTTTCTCAAAAACATCTCATTGAAGATATTACAACAGACGTGACCATCGAAGATTATGAAATCATGGAAGATGTAGATAAATACGGATCAGATGTGTGCGTAAAGCTTAACATGAAGCAGTATCGTCATTGGGGAGCAAAGAAACTTGTACTTAAAAGCAAAAAGACAAAATCCGGAAAAAAGAAAACGGTTGCTACGGTTAAAAAACAGCGGAAGAAAACGAAAGCTATAGCCAAGAATTACAAGATAAAATCTGGTGACACGCTTATGAAAATCGCAAAGAAACAGATGAACAATGCATCTGCATGGAAGAAACTCTATCAGTTAAACCAGAAAACGATTGAAAATGCAGCTCGTAAGCATGGACGAAAATCATCATCGAATGGTCATTATTTGTATGCTGGAACGGTATTGAAACTTCCGGGAGGTGGTAGCTGATGAAAGATATTGTTGATGTAGCGATTGGAGAGATCGGATACCGGGAGCAGGGAAACAACAGAACAAAATACGGAGAATATACAGGAGCGAATGGTGCTGCATGGTGCCATTCGTTTGTTTCCTGGTGTGCACACGAGGCTGGAGTATCGATTTCGGTTGTTCCGAAAACAGCATCTACAACCTATGGGATGCAGTGGTTTAAAAAGCGTGGGCAGTTCAAATATAAAGGCAAATATACCCCGAAGAGATGTGACATTGTTTATTTTAAAACTGGCCGAAGCCATGTAGGCATTGTTGAGAGCGTCAGCGGTGGACAGTTACATACTATTGAAGGAAATACATCTGATAAGGTAGCACGGCGATCATATTCTCTGAATAATGCCACAATTACAGGCTATGGTACGCCAAAATATACAAGCACCCAAAATGGTTCATCTGGTAGTGGAAAAAAGGATTCGAAAAAGGAACTGCAATATTTGCAGAAAATATTATCGCGTCATGAGGCAAAAGCGGAAACCATAAAAGCCGATGAAGCAGAAACGGGAAAAATACCGGCTGGCAATGTAATGATTACTGTAAATAATGGAAAAAAGAAATTTACAGTACCGGCGGAAGAGGGAGCAAAGGTTGTATGGGAAAGAGACAGCACACCTGGCAAATTTACTTTCACAGCAAAAGTTGAAAAAGGATTTTCCATAGGAATGGGAAATGAAGTTCTTGTTACTGTGGACAGCAAGAAGTTTTTTTATGGTTTTGTATTTACAAAAGAAGGTAAGAAAGATGGGATGGCATCGTATATAGTATATGATCAGCTCAGATATTTAAAAAATAAAGAAACAATTGTGTACAAAAAGAAAACAGCCGGTGAGTTGATAAAGATTTTGGCTAAGAGATTTAATTTGCAATATGGTACGCTTGCTGACACTGGATGGCGCAGATCAGCCATAGAAGATAATACTACATTATTTGATATTATCCAAAATGCGCTTGATGATACTCTGATAACAAAGGGGAAGACCTATGTGCTCTACGATAAGGTAGGAAAACTTCAGCTTACAGATGTAGCAAAAATGAAAGTCAATACATGCTTGGTGGATGCTGAGACCGGACAAGATTATTCCTATAAAACAACCATTGACAGTGATGTGTATAACCAAATAAAGCTTGTATATGAAAACAAGAAAAAAGGAACATTCGATTTATATGTAACAAAGGACTCAAAAAACATAGGTAAATGGGGAACTTTGCAGTATTTGGATAAAATTGACAATCCAGATATTGGAAAGCTTAAATCAAAGGCATTGTTAAAACTGTATGATAAGAAGAAACGTACATTGACCATATCTGGCGTGATTGGAAATATAAATGTACGTGGTGGTTCTCTGGTTCCGGTCATGTTAGATTTGGGTGATATCACAGTGGCAAACTATATGCTGGTAGATAAAGTTACGCATACATTTAAAAATTGCGAGTACACAATGGACTTAGTTGTGTCTGGAGGAGATTTTAGTGAGTGATAGTTTGGTACAGTTAATTAAGAAAATTGCGATGGATGCCGTAAGATCAGCGAAAATGAGTGATTATAAGATTGGTACAGTTTCAGGCGTGTCTCCGCTTATAATTAAAATGTCAAATACTTTGGAAATTGATGAAGATTTTTTGCATTTGAGTAGAAATGTCACAGATTATGAAGTTGAAATAAAAATTGGAGATGTTATTCAAAGTAGAACAGTACTGAATAGTCTTAAGGTTGGAGAAAAGGTGCTTATGCTTCGAAAAAGCGGTGGGCAGGAATACATAATTATAGACAGGGTGGTGAACTGATGGTTCCAATTAACTATGAAGATGAAGAAGAACAGGATACAGATTTTGAGTTGGAAAGTGACCCGTCTCTTACATATGCAATGCAGATAGGAACCATTGAGAACGATTCAAGCATTTTTCTTGGCAAAGCAGACGGAGAAGAGGCAAACCGGCAGGCAATATTGAAAATCTTGAACACAGAGCGATATAAAAATGTAATTTATTCATGGGATTATGGAGTGGAGCTTCAGGATCTGAGGGGAAAGTCTCTATCTTATGTTATGTCAGAAGTGCCAAATCGGATTACGGATGCAATTACTGCAGATGATCGTTTTGAATCTTGTGAAGATTTTGAGATGGAACCGGTGGGAAAGAAAGCTCTGCACGTTACGTTCTCTGTAATTACGGCAGAAGGTGATAAAGTAAGTGGATTGGAAACGGAGGTGGAATATTAGTGTTTGAAAACAAAGACTTCGACTCTATCATGGAAGAAATGCTTGCATCCGTAAGCGATAAGCTGGACAAGCGCGAGGGATCGATAATTTATGATGCAATAGCACCGATTGCCATGGAATTGGCGCAGACGTATATCGATATGGATATGATTGTGAATGAGGTATATGCAGATACAGCCTCCTACTATTATTTGATCAAGCGTGCAGCTGAAAACGGAGTATATCCCAAAGAAGAGACCAATGCGGTATGCAAGATGGTTGTAAGTCCGTCCGATACAGCCATAGCGATCGGGGACCGGTTTAACCTTGGTGATCTGAACTATGAGGTAACATCTGTAATGGATGCAGCAACCGGAGAGTATCAGGTAACATGTGAGACTGCCGGTATTGTTGGAAATCAGCAGTTGGGATCATTGCTTACGATTGAAACAAAGAATGATCTGAATGATATGGAAACAGCGGAATTGACCGAAGTCTTGATCCCCGGCGAGGATGAGGAAGATGTGGAAGATTTCCGTGAACGTTATTACGAGGGATTTTCCAATATAAGCTTCTGTGGCAATAATCCGGATTATAAGGAGCGTGTATCGGCTATTGATGGAGTTGGCGCATGCAAAGTTATCCGGATGTGGGAAAAAGGATATGATCCAGTAAAGTTTATTCCTGTTGCTGCAGTTACGGAGTGGATTGGAAAGCAGTCTGTGGAAACCGTTGGGGCGGAAGTATTTGCATGGCTGAAAGCGGTACATGATGTAGCAAAGGACAAATTACTGACAGTGGGTGGCACTGTTCGGGTGTATATCATATCATCGGAATACAAAGCACCATCCGCCACGTTGGTACAAAAAGTGCAGAATGATGTTGACCCGGATGATAAGACCGGGGAGGGATATGGACTGGCACCTATCGGACATGTGGTAAAGGTTATGGGAGTGAAAGAAATTCCTGTTTCTGTGACAGTTACTGCGGTTTATAAGAACGGATATACTTTTGAATCCTTGAAATCCGATATGCAGTCGGCAATAGATGGGTATTTTACAGAACTTTCTGCTGATTGGAGCAATGAAGATAATCTGGTGGTGCGTAAGAGCCAGATTGAATCCCGGTTGCTTCTGATTGATGGGATATTGGATATTACAGATGTGAAACTGAATGGTGCATCTGAAAATGTAACATTGGATGAAGATGCAATTCCGGTAAGGGGTGATGTAAGTGGCTAAAAAAATGATTGATTATCTGCCGCCGTTTATGCAACAGTTTGAAGAAATGAAGCAATTGATGCAGAGCGAGGATAAGCAGGTGGCGGCTCTTAACATGGATACTACTAAAATATTACGAAATGCATTCATAGAGACTTCAGATGCAGAAGGCATCGAGCGGTTCGAAAGAATCTTACATATCATTCCAGGTGCTGGTGAAAATTTAGAACTCCGTCGGTCGCGTGTGTCAATGCGGTGGAATGAACGGATACCGTATACGCATCCGACACTTGTAAAATGTTTGAATGCCAGCCTAGGAGAAAACAATTATGATCTGTATTCAGATGAGGAGCATTATTACATACTCGTGCATCTGAAATTGAATGTAGCGGATCGTGTCGGAGTTGTTGAAGAACTGATCCGGCGTATGTCACCAGAGGATATATGCTACAAAGTTCTTCTTATTTATAATACGCATGCAGTTTTACACAAATTTACGCATGCACAGTTACATAACTATACACACAGACAGCTGAGAGAGGAGGTTCTGCCATGACAAAGACAAAGTATTATGATCTGCAGATGGATGATCCGCAGGATGATTATGATGTGGAAGTCGTGAATGCCAATCTGAAAAAGATTGATGAGCAGATGAAAACAAGAGAAAATGCAACGGATGCATTACAGGAGCCGGAGTTTACAGTGGCAGATAAGAGGGAAAATATTGCATCCAAGGAAAAAATGCAGAAAATTCTTGGGAAGATTGCAAAATTCTTTACGGATCTTAAAACAGTGGCTTTTACCGGAAACTATAAAGATTTGAGTAATAAACCGACATCTCTTCCGGCATCAGATGTATCTGCTTGGGCGAAAGAAAGTACAAAACCAAAGTATACAAAAGCCGAAGTTGGTCTTGGTAATGTAGGTAACTTTAAAGCGGTTTCTACTGTTGCTTCTCAGGGATTAACAAATACCGAAAAATCCAATGCTAGAGCGAATATTGGAGCGCAAGCAGCTGGTTCATATGCAAGTTCTACTCACAATCATGATAGTACGTACAGAAAGAAATTACTTGGAACAATGGATGGGGATGGTAAGACTTCGTATTGCCAGCTATGCACACTTAAAATTTCTCAGAACTATATAAATACACCAATAGAAATAACATTACAGGAGAGATGTCGTTCTACATTAGATAGATTATCTATTTTATTTGGATCAATCAATAATACAAACCCAAGCCTTGATAGATTTACAGTATTTGGCGAAAGCTGTGATTGGTATATTTCAAAGACAGCTGCATCTACTTGGGTTATCTATGGGCTAAAAGGAGAAAGCTGGGCAGGGATTAAAGTAGTTGATTATACAGGAATTCCTGGCATAGATATTACTTGGAATATGACTGGAGTTTCATCATTACCGGATTCTAAAACACAAGCGTTATGGGGTGGTAATGTACACTATGCAGAAACTGCTGGTAATGTTGTAAACAACCAGACAACGACAAAGGCGGGATTTGCACTTGACGCGCGGCAGGCAAATCCGAATCTGGACGGCACGTTGGCAAAGCAGGTAGCTGATTTAAACGGCAGTTTAGAGAATTATATAACGGTTAGGCATGGATATTTTGGAACGTC